ATACTTATGGGTTTAAGTACATGGGTTCTTATAACACTAATAGAATTACAAACTGTAGTTGCTATGCTTAAACAAGAAATATTAGGAATGGATAAAGTGATAGGTAGAATTTATTCTCACATGGACAGGTTATCAAATTAAATGGTAATGACTAAAAAAGATTGTCTAAATTTTGCACAATTTGTAAAAGTATTACAAGAAAACCACGATAAAAAAAATTCAAAAGATAAAGACAAAGACGAAGATAAAACTTATGAAAACGAAGTTAAAAAGGAAAAAGTAAATGAGTGAAAAATTAAAACAACTACATTCTATATTAGCAGAACAATTACTAAAAAGAATTAAAGAAGAAGATGTAAAAGCTAGTGACTTAAATGTAGCTAGACAATTTTTAAAAGATAATGGTATTGATGCAGTACCAACTAATAACAATCCATTAGAAGAATTAGTAAAAGAATTACCTTTTGCTGAAAAAAAGCTAGTTAAAAGCAACTAAAAGCTAGTAAAATCAACAGTTTTATGGAACAACTAAAGGACTTTAGAAATTTTCTGTATCTCGCTTGGAAGCATTTAAGACTACCTGCACCAAGTACCATGCAATATTCAATAGCAGATTATATTGCCACTGGTGACAAACGAACTATTATTAGTGCGTTTAGGGGAGTAGGAAAAAGTTGGATTACATCAACTTATGTATTGTGGAGATTATTATTAGACCCACAAATAAATATTTTGGTTATATCTGCTAGTAAAAACAGAGCAGATGATTTCAGTACATTTTGTTTAAGATTACTGTCTGAGATGCCAATATTACAACATCTAACACCTAAAGAAAGTCAAAGACAATCTAAAATAAGTTTTGATGTAGCACCTGCATTAGCAAGTCACCAACCAAGTGTTAAGTCACTAGGTATTACCAGTCAGATAACTGGTTCAAGAGCAGACTTAATTATTGCAGATGATATTGAAACTTCTGGTAATACTCAAACTCAGTTTATGAGAGATAAGCTGTCAGAAGCTATTAAAGAGTTTGAAGCTATTATTAAACCAGAAGGTTCTAGAATTATATTTTTAGGTACACCACAAACAGAACAAAGTATTTACAACAAACTTCAAGAAAGAGGTTATAAAGTCCGATATTGGACTGCAAGATACCCTTCTGAGAAGCAAATAAAATCTTATGGGTCTAATCTAGCACCTATAATAAATAATACATGGACACATGAACTGGTAGGGAAACCGACAGACCCATTAAGATTTGATGATAAAGATTTATTAGAAAGAGAAGCAAGTTATGGTCGTATTGGCTTTAACATGCAATTTCAATTAGATACAACATTAAGTGACTTAGATAGATACCCACTTAAATTATCTGATTTATGTGTGATGACATGTAATCCTGATAATGCACCAGAGAAGGTAGTATGGGCAAGTAGTCCTGAATTAAAATATAATGACTTACCTGCTGTTGGATTGCAGGGTGATAGTTATTTTAGACCAATGCAAACTCAGGGTGATTGGATTGATTATACAGGTTGTGTAATGTCTATTGACCCTTCAGGTAAAGGTAAAGATGAAACTGCTTATGCAGTGACTAAATTCCTAAATGGTAATATTTATTTAATGGATACTGGTGGATTTAATTCAGGTTATTCAGACCATGTATTAAATAAACTAGTTGGTATTGCTAAAAAGCATAAAGTACAGAAAATATTAATTGAAGAAAACTTTGGTCAAGGAATGTTTGAAGCATTGCTTAAACCTTATATTACAAAAGAATATCCATGTACTACAGAACTAATAAGACAGACAACAAACAAGCATAGAAGGATATTAGACACCTTAGAACCCTTATTTAGCCAACATAGGATAATTGTTGATGCTGATGTCATTAAAAGGGACTATGAAGGCACAAATAACCTATATCCACCAGAAACAGCACTTAGATACCAATTATTCTACCAAATAAGTAGATTACAGAAGGGTGCTAATACACTGGCACAAGATGACCGAATAGATGCCTTACAGGTAGCTTGTCATTACTGGATACAACAATTAGCTAAAGACCAAGATTTAGCTTTTAAGACTAGAAAACAAGAACAGTTTGACAGAGACCTAGAAAACTTCTTCGGAAGGTCAAATACAGGTAATTCTTGGATAAAATTGCCCTGAAAATAAGACATAATCAGATTTGGATTAAGTGCCACTATTGATAAGTTTAACTAATAGATACCTATAGAGACTATCTGCTTATTCAAGTACATCATGTACAATGAGTGAACTGATGTAAAAGATAGAGTGTCTATAAGTGCAGACTAAAGTATATGAACTACAATGATAAAATACTATATCTTAAAGCACTGTGTAATGACAAAGAGAGTGAAAAGAAAGTCACTAAAGAAATTAAAGACTGTTTAGAGTTCCTAAATAAATGCAATGGTTTTAAAGAGTTTGATTTAGTAGACGATAAGACACCAAAAGACCCTTTTCTTGATGCCTTAGAGGGCAAGACATTCGTTTTAGGTCATACAGAGGACTTCTTACACCATGCTTTAGAATACTCTATGATTGATAAGGTTAAGGATTTAATAGATATAGAAAATAATTTGGGGTAAAAATGTGACAACCCCATGTATAGACTGAAATTTTTTTTTACCCCATAGCCACCCAGTAGAAAAATAAACAGGGGTACACCCTATGTGATAGCTAATGCAACACTTGTTGCACAAAAATATAAAATAAATTAATTAAACTGGGACTTGTGACTAGTCTTCTCAACTAATGCAGTGAATTTTTGCAGGATTTTCTACATTGGAATTATTCTAATGTAATTTTTTAGATTTTTTTCTGAAAATTTTTTTTCGCTTTCATTCTTCTCATTATCTGTTTTGAAACTTTGTATGATAACTATATTAATTCTACAGTTAGATGGAACAATACTGAAAGACAAACACGAAGTACCAATCAAACTAGAAACTAACTATGAAGAAGAAGTAGTAGTAAGATGCAGTGAAGAAGCTGAAAGAATTACAAGAAGTATATCAACACACACATGGGATAAACCACAAGGTTGGTATATGAATGATGGCAGTGGTTTAGTTATTGGATATATGTATTAGTCGTGACTAAGTTTATGAACATTGTGATACCATTGTTCAGTATTCTTTTGATTGTACTGCTGACTAGTTTCGTTTTCCATAAGATATAAACTAGTAGTAAAAGTATATCGCCACCAATTAATTTCATCATTGATTTTACCACTAGATAATTTCTCACCAGTGTAAGCATCTAATAGTTGCCAAGTAGTCCACTTCTCATTTGGTCTACAAACACCAAAACGAGGAAGTTCATCTTCAGGAAATATTATTAGTAATCTATTAAAACATTGTTGATTAATTTTAGTGTCATCAATTCCTTTAGTAGAAAATACACGAACTGTACCTGTAAAAGCATTAGGTTGATTATTAATATATGCAACACATGGAGACCAATCTTCAATAGCTTTTTTTGGTGCATTAAAAATTTTAGGTTGTGCAGGATTTAATGGTAGCACTTTGTTGCCAGTAAGCTGACCCATAATTGGTATCTCACCAATCTCTGTGTTGTCTGGTACAAATAATTCTGGGAAGCATCTTTTAATCTTTAACCAATTTTCTAAAGTGACATTCTGTTGATGCTCTAATCTATAGAGTACATTCTTATCAACACCTGTCTTTTTAATTATTTCACTAGCTGAATATTTTTTGATTAAGTATTTAATAACTTCTGATGCTTCAGTTAAATCCTTAATATTTACATTCTGCATACCTATTTTTATGAATACTGATTTATCTACCATTCGCAAGAAATAGCAGAATAAAACTCATATTCAAGAAAATAATTTATAATAAGGATTGACTTCTGATATATAATAAGCATAAGCTAATACAACTGATTTGCGAGAAATTATCTCATAAATTAGATGATAGTATTATAAACAAGCTAGGAAAGGTAGGTAGATATGTTTGGTACTAATAATAAAGAACTAGTCACAATAAGACAAGAAGTGTCTAGATTGACCGAAACTGTAGGATATTTAGTCAAGGTTCTACAGCATACGAATGTCATACTTGACCCAACAGATAAGCATAATCCAATAAAAAAGCTAAAAAAGACGAACCAAAAGGTTCAGGAAATTAGCTATAAGATTGGGGGTACAGGGTGACTAAACTAAGTAAACAGCAGAAAAACCAGATAATTAAGATACAGAAGGCATTAAGAAAATATCCAAATGTACTTTATTTATCTCATAAACCAGTGAAACTACTTATTAGTAGTTCTTATGTAAGGAGACTTAAAGATGGCAACAATAAGCATAGTTAAAGGTGAATTGCCAATACTAGAGGAAGCTACTTCACCCAAAATGTTCAGTCATTTGGGTAATTCTCTTATTAAAGCAGAAAAAGTATTTGCTGAAAATAAGACTGAAATAGATGATTTTGGTATTGTGGTAGTCACTGAGACCATAGAAGATTTGATTTGTTGAAATAATAAATTAATTTGATATGTTCTATACTTGTTCTATTGATATATCAACATGATGTGTCATATATAGCACAGGCACAAAATCTAGGTATGGTTGATTTGCACAAAATTATTATCTATTTTTTCGGAAATGTCATACACAAATAATATACACTTGTGCAAGTAAGGAAAATAAGTAAGATGAAGACAACAATAAAAACAAAAATAATTATGGTAGTAGCTAAAACATTTTGTGGAGTTATTCATAAAGTTAGATGTCGTTCTTTTTTAAGAAGACTAGATGACTTCAGATATGAAGTTAAAGACCTGAGACAGCAGTACACAACAAAAGGTGTATATAAAAAAGCTGTAGCATCTTTACCATTCTACACAAAAAAAGTTTTAGTTAATGATGATAGTGAACGAACAGTAGCTATTAAGTTTGGTGACTGCATGATTAAATATTCTTTTGATAAACTCAGAAAATATTTAGATGTAGTTAAAGAACAACCATTAACTGAAACTATAATTAATGAGAATGTTGCAATAGCATTAGCAAAGGCAACAACTGATACTCATAAAGTAGCTTCTATTATAAATTTTAATAGAAAGGATAGAGATGGACAGCAGATTAGAAAAAGCAGTTCATAACTTTGTTTTTACAGCTAAGTTTTTAGAAGTAGTAAAAAAAGCTGAATATAGAAACAAAGACAAAAAGAAAAATCCTGCGTCACATGGCAATGGTGTACCACTTCAATATATGTTGGTGTTTCAACTTTTATGTATGATGAAAGACAATGATATGTCTTCTGAAGCTATAAAAGAAAATTATCATAATATATTTGGTAGAGGTATAAACACTTCGTCATTGAGTAGGACTTTAACTTACCTAAGTGAAACATTAAACTTAGTTCAGTATATAGATAATCCATTTGGTGATGCTAGATACAGATGGTTAAGTTTAACTTACGCAGGTAAGAGACTACAAGAATACTTTATTGGTTCTACAGATGTAAAAGCACCAGTAGTATTTAATAACAACCCAACACTTAAAACAGGAACAGGAAGGTAGGTAGCTATGTATAAAAGTGATGAAGATAAAATGATGAGAGACCCTAAATTAAAATGGTCTGAACC